TTTGGTTTATATCCATAGTGCGGCTTGCCATCGTTTGGTCCATACGCGCAGATCCATCTTGGGCACTCGATGCCGTCGAGGATGTCTGTAAACACCCACTCCCACGTATAGATGCCGCCGTCCGGGAAGGCCTTGAGGAAGGCCTCCGCCGCCTTTCTCCAGAAGGACTGGTATTTTCTCTCTTCCAGATCCAGCCACACGCGCACGTTCCGGTCACCCATCAGGCGCTTAATGTGGGCAATCTCGCTCTGAATATGTGCGTTGCTGTTTGCGTAGGAGTACAGGTAAACCTCGCACGGGATGCCCAGCCGCTCGCACTCAGCGAGGTTGTACGCTACATAGTCGTCGTCCTGATCCGCGTCATCGTCGCCATATCCGAGGCGGATGATGGCACCGTCGATGTGCGGCTTTACAGTCTCCCAGTTGATCTTTTTCTGGTGTTCGGAAACATCTATAATGGTTTTTGCCATGTCCGCCTCCTGCTTTTTTATTTGCCTTCGCTTTTCGGTCCAGTTCCGTGGTTGATCTCTTCGTCTATCTCTTTCGCCTTGCGCGTGATAAAGTCTGGGATTGGTACGCCTGCGGCTCTCAGGTTTTCCAGGATTGAAAGGGCTTCCATGACGCATACGTAAACCGAAACGGTTGCAGCGTATTTAACCGGCATATCGATGGCAATGCACGTTACCCATGTGAGCAATATCGCGCCGAGCTCTCCCAGTTTTCTGTAGAGTCCCTTTCGCATAATTGAAGATCTCTTTGTCCCTGTGATCTGCGCTTGGATGAGGCCGGTAATCACATCTGAGAGTGCCATAATCGCCGGAAGGGCGATAATCCAATAACTATTTGAGAAGTGAATGCTGTAAATAATGTCCATGGTGTCTTTCCTCTTTTTTCTTTTTTGTGATTTACTCGATCAGCTGCCAACCCTGCGGGTAATTCTCCGGGCTCCATACGTTGCCGCCGTCACCTTTGTAAATACTTTCATAGATTTTCCCGTTGTAGATGACTCTGTCGCCTTCCTTGTATCCGTTTGCGCTGTCAGGCTGCACCCACTCCCCGATCTCTGTACCGTCCTGACCTGGGAGAACCTTGGCGAACAGGCTGTGTGCTTCTTCTGGAGTCCATGATGTCTGTGATGTGTGCTTCTGCAGGACCTTGTAAAGCACCCCGCCAGCCCGGACGCGGTCACCCGGCTCATAGTCGCATCCTTCAGGGTTCCATTCCGGGAAGAGTTCCGGAACTGACTCAGCTGTTGAGTCGTCCAGCCCCTGTGCCATCTCCTCGATGGTTCCACGGAGAATTCTCGCTCTTTCGACGATGTTACCCATAAATCACTCCTCTCCGAGCAGGATCCTGCCCGCCTGTGCATATTCGCCGCCGAGCTCATAGGTGCCGCCCCGCGTGTAGATGTGTCCGGTGACGGACCCGTCCGTGTTGGCCACGGTCTGAGCGCCTGCGATCTGCATGCCTGTGATGGTCGCGATGGTCTGGCCGTTCGCTGTGGCCTCCACCGTGTCCATGGCTCCTTCCTCGTTCATCATGTCTTCGATGGCGCGGAATGCCTCCAGGTCCGCGCATGATACCACGATGTGCTCATGCGCAAATTCCGCAGCTTCGAATGTCTTTCCCGTTCCCAGTTTCACCTGTGTCATGATCTGCCTCCATTCTCCGGAGCGTTTCCTTCCGGACGATAGCTTTTAATCGGTTGATGCCGATGGGCTTGATGTACTTGTCGAAAATGTTCTGGCCATTGCAGTGCCGGAGCTGGCCAGCCCGCGAGAGGAGTCCTGCCGCGACGTGCGGCGGGATCTTCCTGTGCGTCTCGAGGAATCTCCGCGCCGTTCTGGCGTTTCTGCGAAGCTTTTGGAAGTTCCTCCTTCGCAGGATTGTGCGCCCGTGAAAGAAGCGAAATCCGACGAAGTCTATGCCTCGCGAGTCCGTCTTGAAGATCTGCCAGTTGTCCTTCAGTTTCAGGTCAAGCATGGTCTCGAGGTATCTTGAGATGTGCTCCCTCGCCCTGTGGAGTTTCTTTTTGTTCCCGCCCAGGATCACAATATCGTCCATGTTCCGGACGTAATACTTCACACCTTTCAACGTGCAGATAAAGTGGTCGAGCGGCTCGAGGAAGAGATTCGCCAGCCACTGATTGAGATAGAATCCGATGGAAATTCCCGGATCCGGATCGGACCGAATGATCATCTCGACCAGGTTCAGGAATTTCTCGTCTTTGATCTTTCTCCGGAGTGCATCCATCATCTTCTGCTTGGAGATCGTCGGATAGTAGTGATGGATGTCGAATTTTCCGCAGTACTTGGTTCCCTTCGCGTCTTCCTTCAGATGCTTTTTCACGTAATTTGCCGCGCAGCTGTTCCCTCTTCCGGGAATGCTGGCGCAGCTCCACCTGTACATGCCGCGCATGAGGACGTCTTTCATGGCGTAGACGGCGAGCTGCTGGATGATGCCGTCCGGATAATATGGGACTACCTTGATGTCCCTTTCCTTCCGGCACGAGTTGTCAAAGATCCGGATCTTTCTCGGGACTGTCGGCACATAGGTCTCCGTCGCGAGGAGCTTGTAGACCTTCTCCGTGTATCCGTCCACATCACTCAGGACTTCTTTCACGTCCTGTCTTTTTCTCTTTCCTCTGCTGCCGGTGATGATGCAGCTTCTGATCACTTCTTTGTCGAGCATTCGCTCGTAGAGGTAGCCGACTCTTTTCGGCATCGTTCCTCCTTTTCGCCTCAGGGCCTTTCGAGAGCCCTACTAAGCCCTGCCTAAATCGGCGATATTTCTGGCAAGAGCCAGGGGACCATTCGTGCAATTGGTTATTATTCCGTCTTTGAAAAGGGTGCGGGAGCCGAGGTTGTCGTTGGTGTTGGACGCGTCGTTGTTCGCGTTGAAATAGAAGAACCCGTAGTTCGCGTTATCGTTGTAGTTGCCGCCGACATAGGCCGGGTAGAGCGAGCTGTCCGAGTTGACGCGGTACCGGGCAGACCTCAGCCACAGGGCACGGATGATCCCCGATTTACAGTTACGTTTGTTTTGCTTTTGCGCCTAAAGGCTTCTCATCGTCTCCTGTAAGCCCGGGGGAATGCTCCCCCGGTCCCCCTATTAGGTTTTAAGGAGGCGGGAGCCGAGGTAGTCGTTGGTGAAGGACGCGCCGCTGTACGCGTTGAAATAGAAGAACCCGTAGTTCGCGCTATCGTAGCAGTCGCCGCCGACATAGGCCGGGAAGAGCGAGCTGCCCGAGTAGACGCGGTCACAGACGTAAGTCGTGTAATCTGATCCGCTTGCCGTATCCGCGATGAAAGCCCAGGCCGCTGATTCGCTGTAGCCGAAACCATGAATTGCTCCGGAACTCGGAAGCGCGAATCCAAGCTCGTTGAGGTCGCTGTTTCCGCCTGCGTAGGAGCTGTTCGCCGCTGCATACGTCTTCGTTTTGTTTCCCACAAATCCATCAATCCAATCCCAGCAATTCGAGAACGGGTCCTCGATCCAGCGGTACTGGTTATGAGCTCCGGAGGCTTTGACGGTGTGGTATGCTGCAGAATCTGTTCCGCCCATGGTCCCGATCGAGCCGGTGTTCCAGCCTTTTCCGAGTGTTGTCTGCGAATCGAAGTTCGCAAACTCAACCAGGTAGAGGAGCTCCAGGGCGCACCATGCAGCCAGATCCATCATCCGCCAACCGTCGCCCTTGGCGGCGCTGTATGCTCTGAAGTTGGTCTGCGATGTGTTGGCGAGCGGTGTCACGCCGGACTTGGAGTAGACGCCGGAGCTGCTTCCGCCTGTGTGGTAGCGGCCGATATATCTTCCGGATCCGGGATGCTTGCAGTACCCTTCTTTCGCTGTCGGCGAGATTGCCCAGAGCCACTTACTGTTGGCCGTATCCTTGTAGGCCGTGTAATAGAATTCCGGGATGTAGACCACAGTGTCGTTGGCGGCCTGGTCGAAGCGACTGTCTGTCTCCGGGACATATTCGGAGCCGATGACGTTGAAGCGCTTCATGCCGGACCACGGCAGGATGCTGTCAAACGGTGAGGACCCGCTGCCGCTGTTGCCCTCTGCCGGCGCAGGATTAGCGAATGCCGCCGCGAGGCCCTTCCTCGTGAGTGCCGGCGAGCTCTGGGAGTAGTCCCATTCGACGCCATAGGCGCCGTCGGCTGTGGTCGCGGTCGGTGTCTCGACGTTTGCCTTGAACTGTGCGTACACAGAGAGGTTGCCCTGTACGTTCACGGGGTTCGGACTCCATCCGGTGAAGATCTTGTCTCCGTCCGTAGGTGTCGGCCCTGTGTAGGTCGCGGAGCCGCCCTGGAGCACCTGTACAGTGTCCAGAAGTGTTGAACCGTTGTAGAAGTACACGTTGTAGACCGGCGTGTAGGACGCTGTGTATGTCGCGTTCCCCGTGACAGCCGTGATCTGCGGCACCCATCCGGTGAAGGGTCCGCCTCCGGATGTCGGGTTCTGCGGCGTGGAACCGTTGTAGCTGGGCGTTATGCCCCACGGCACGTTCTCGTCGGTCTCGAGGCGCGTTCCGTTGGAGTTGTTCCAGGCCACTGTGTAGGTCCGGACGTTCCAGGTGTATGCTGCGTAGATCGTGCGGTCGGCGATGACATTGTCGAGGGCGGAAGAATCCGCAGCCTGCGCGTCGGGCTCCAGGGCCCATCCGGCGAAGGTGTAGCTGTAGTGGCCGTCGGAGCTGTTGGGTCTCGTAAGACCGGTCGGTGCAGCTTCCTGCGGCACACCATCGTGGCATTCGACCACTTTGATGACGGTCTCGTCCCAGTCGGCGTATGTCCGGTAGGACAGGACGGAATCGGCAAGGATGGCGATGTAAGGATATCTTTCGTTGTAGGACGCCACCTGCGCTCCTGTGAGGGAGGCTGTGTGGATGGTTCCGGAGACCTGTGCCCTCTCGACGTTGTTTCCGTTCTCGTCCAGTCCTCTCATAGTGTCGAGCAGGTCGAGGATGGCCTCGATGGCTGCAGCGTTCGCGCATTCCCAATAGAATCCCACGAGCCTCACGCGGGCTCCGGATGGGATGGCGTGCAGGATGGCCCTCTCGTCGATGACGGAGGAGTTGTTCTCCAGGCGGAGAGTCGTCACGTTGGAGTATCCCGCGCAAACGAATTCGCTGATCAGATGCTGGTTCCTGATCGTGATGTTGGTCATTGTGTCCGGGAGGTGGAGCTTTTTCAGTACGCCGCCGATCGGGAGCGTCAGGCCCTGAATCTTCGTTCCGTCGAAATACGCCTCCTCGATGATGACGCAGCCGGACATGTCCACGGCTTTCTGGTTGCCGGTGCCGAGTGCTGTGCAATTCCTGGCGTCAATCTTCCTCAGGAGCTCGTTGCTCCCGAGTGTCAGCTCGTTGAGGTTGCCGTTCGTGTACTCAGGGTCAGAGTCGCCGACCTTGATCTCCTGCAGGTGTGTCGCCATGGAGAAGTCTGCGAAGCCGACCTTGAGGCCGGAGACGTCGCCGATCGATGCGACCTGCTTGGCCGAGTAGATGTAGATCTCTGTGTCGTTCAGGGTCGTTACAGGGCATTCCAGGAGTGTCGGGACGCCTGCGGAACCTCTCTTCTGGACGAGGTAGGAGCCGTACTTGACCGTCGGATAGATGGACGCGTAGGGGGTGACGGTGATGTCAGCTTTCGCGTATCCGCGCAGCTGAATCACTTCGTTCAGGGCGTCGCCTGCGTTGTATTTGGAGTCTTCGTACTGGAAGCGGTTATAGAGCCACCACTTTCTCTGCTCTTTCTTCGGTCCCTGCATCATAGGGAGATAGACTGCGGTCGGCTCTTTGCCGACGTCCGGATCCGTGAGGGGCGTAATGTACTTAAACCAGGAGTCCTCGTTGAGGAGGGCCTCCGGCCACTTGGACTGGTGCTCCTCGAACTGACTCTCCACGTTCCCGTATGCCAGGATGCCGTTGGAGCGAAGGGTCTTGTACATCTGGGAGATCTCCGCCCTGTGGGAGTCGCGAAGGTTGCACCAGAGAGTCGAGTTCTGGCCGTTGAAGATGTCCGCGCCGCCTTCCAGGTGGTCCGTGTCCTCGAGATCATACGGGAAGACCAGGGAGCCTTCGTTGTTTGTGCCGAGGGCCGTGTCCATGTCGTAGGGCTCCGCGACTGCTTTTCTCCTCATTCCTTCGATGCTGCATTCGGATCCGTGGAAGCCGAGGAAGAAGTTCTTCGCTCGGGAGTCGACCATGAGGAAGAGCTCCGTGAAGATGTAGTAGAAGATAAAGGAATCGGTCTCCGCGTAGTCCGCGAATTCCGCCTTGAACTTGGCCAGGCGGTAGTCTGCGGAGTCGGTGGTGTACTCGGTCCCGCCGTAGGTCACAGGCGCCGGCAGTGCATCGCCGGTCGCCTGGTCGCGGTCTGTGGAGACCACCCAGCTGACAAAGGTCTTCAGCTGGGTGATGTCCTCATAGGTGTCCTCCGGGAATCTGGCCTCGAAGTCGTTCTTCCATGCCGGATATGTCTCCTGTGTCTCCGGATCCGTGTAGATCTCGTCGAAGTCGTCGGATTTGAACAGCATTCTGGCCGATGTGTTGTTCTGGAATTCCCAGCTTTCGTCGTATACTGCCATGTTTTCTCCTTTGCTTTATACTGCGTATCCGTAGGGGGCCGGCGCTCTTTTTGGAAGGTTGAAGTTGTACTTCCCGAGAAGGCTTACCGTGTCGGAGACGGTGTCGTGCCAGAAGAGCGCGATCGGGAGTCCGTAGATCCCCCAGCGCACGCGGGGGTCTGTGATCATCTCCGGCACCTTATAAGGGCACGCCTCGTTATAGATCCGGACCAGGCGCGTGTTGTTCGCCGACTCCGAAGAGGCGACGTCCGCCTTGAGGACAAATCTGTTGAAGGGAATGATGCCCTCTGCCAGGGTGTAGTCATCCGCGTGGCCGGAGTCGTGCATCTCGAATCCGGCCTTGAACTGCATGTCGTAGTTCTTCCTCGCGTAAGGCGCTGAGGATGTGCCCTGGACGTTGGCCTGGCATCCGGTGAAGGTAAAGGATTTCGCCGGATGGAGCGGGTCTGTGTAGTATCCGGAGACGGTCTTCTTGTCGCCCTTGTACTGAGGGAGCTCGTCGCACTCGATGACCATGTAGGGAAGGTCTGCGGGGAGCTTGGCAATGACGACATTTCCGTACTCGTCGTAGATGTTGTTGTGCGTGTAGCGGTCGAGCATCTCCGCGCCGCTCTGGGCGTCCGCGATCCAGTTGTCTAGGATCTGGTATCTGGTCAGGTCGTTGTCGTAGACCCGGATGTTATAGATGTCGATGGTGCACTGGTTGGACCCGATGCTGATCCCGACCGGTGTCTGCTGCGAGAAGTCGTCGTCCTGCGGGTACTGGACGACGCCGGACGCTGCTCCGTTGACATAGACCAGGACGAGTCTGTTCTCCGAGCGCTTCTCGACCACGAAGGAGAGGCGGATGTGCTCACCTTCCTTGTACTGCGTGAAGAGCTGAGACTGCTCGGACTTCAGCTCCGCCCGCTGGGCGGTCATCTGCAGGCCCCTGTCTCCCGACATGCAGGACAGGACGGTGGTGTTGTAGTTGAGGACGTTTCGTGTGGCAAACTCCACTTCCACAGTCTTCCCGGACGTGCGGAAGTCGGTCCCGAAGATCTGATAGGGGATCGTGACTCTGGCGTCTCCGGAGACTCTGAGGACGGTGGAGCCATCTTCCAGTGTCTGCCATCCGTCTCGCACAAAATTGAATCCGGTGAGGGATGCCTCGATGGATCCGCTCTTCCACTCCTCCGGATGGGCCTCTGTGTTGGAGCGTCCCTCTGCCGTGAGGTAGAGCGCCAGGGCATCCGTCTCAGGTTCGACATCAATGTCTGTCTCTGTGATGTCGATGGAGAAGGATTTTGTCACGCCGCCGGAGCTGATGGCGAAGGTGTGGCTGCCGGCTGTATCGAATCTCATCGTCCAGCCCTGCTGTGTCCTGTCGACGGTCCTCGTCGCTACGGTCAGGCCGTCTTTGATCAGGTCGACCTCTGCCGTCTCGCTCGTCGGGTTGAAAATTGTGAAGTCTATACCCAGCTGTTCATACTGCGCGGCCGTGTCGCGCTTGAAGTTGCTGGTGATGATAGTGTTGTTGTTCAGCGGTTCAATGGCGATGAACTCATAGTAGAGCTCATTCGAGCGGACCGGCTGGCCGTTGATCTCGCAGTCGAAGTAGCACCGGATCGAGTGAGCGCCGTGGCTCTGCTGCGGGATCGTGAAGGTGATCTGTCTGCCGGATACAGAAGTCGTGATGGTGTCGATGAGCTTGTCGTCCACGAGCAGGCTGATGACCTTGGAGACCGCGCCGACAGGCGTGACGGGGAACTGGAAGGGTCCCTCGTATCTCTGGGACGTGTCAAAGGACGAGGACAGGCTCGTGTCGACAGCCGTGACCGTGAGGACGAATCTCTTGTTATGGCCGTATACGTCGGAGATCCTGAGGATGATTGTGTTGTCACCGGTCGGGATGTAGGGGCCGATATCCACGGATACGAGGCCCTGGTTGACTTCCAGCATGGCCTTCGTGACATCATTGACGACGACCTGCAGTGTGCCCTTGCCGGTCTCCATCTCCTCTTCGATGGAGCTCCACTCCACCTTTGCGACTGCGGATCCGCCGGTCTTGATGGAGAGGGCGTTCCATCCGGACGCGTTCCTGGCTTTGAATTCGACGTTGTCGGTGGACTCTCCGCCGCCACCGCCTCCACCGCCGCCTCCAGTTCCGAAGGGGCCGATCGGGCCGGCGATGTCGTCGCCGTCTGATGTGAGATAGAGGTATCCCTTGCCGTCAGCATAGCCGTCGTCCGCTTTCTGGCGGAGAAGGTTCTGGACCCGGTTCACGGCTTGCTGCAGGACGATGGTCTTCTGCTCCACTTCCGCGAAGGCGTTTTCCAGATTGTTGGCTTTCGAGAGGGCCTGCGTCGCCACTGCCTCAGCGTTTGACTTCATCTGGACGACTTCCTGCGCCTTGGATTCGACCGTCTCGACCGCGTTCCCCCTTGCGGAGTTGACGGCTCCGACGCCTTCCGTGGCAGCTTCTTCGATGGCCTCCAGCTTCCCGTCAATGTCTGCAGCGTCAATCTGTGCCTTCGCATTGGCTGCGGCCTGCGCTGCTGTCTCTGCGGCCTCCTGTGCGTCCTCTGCCGCTGCCTGTGCCTCTTCTGCAGCCGCTTTGGCTGCAGTCACGGTCTCGGCCGTGCCGGAGATGCTCTGCGCCGCCGCGATGATCTCGTCGAAGTCCTCCGCGATCTCCTCCACCTGGCGGATCTTGGAATCGCTCCGGATCGTGTCGAGGTCCATGGCCGTGCGGTCGACGGAAAGGATGAATCTCTCGGTCAGCAGCTCCTCCCCGTTCTTTGTAAGCGTGAGCTTGCATGGCACCCGCCCGGCGATGGGCGTCATCTGCTCGTCGAGGGTGAAGAGGATCGTTTCCCCCTCCAGCGTCGCGGGGATATCGAACCCGTGGCCGTCCGGTTTCGTGCCGATGATGGCCGCGGACGCCCCTGCCGGGAACGTAAACTCCGCATCCGTAGCGTAGAGCTCCGCTGTATATGTCCTGCTGTTTTTATCATACTGGCTTACGTGGATCACTTTCGGCTCTGCTCCCGGCGTCACGTCGATCCTGATACGTTTTGTGTACATGCTCAATTCGGTTCACTCTCCCTTCGTCCGTCGCATACGAGCCATACCGGCTCGAATGTCAGGCGCTCTTCTCCGCTTATCGCTGTTATGGCCGCCGGTATATTTCCAGCGCATTCTGCAAAGGATGCCGGTATGTCAAAAGAGACCGACATGTTATTTCTCGTCCCCGTAAGTTCCAGGACTTCCCCATCCTGTCTGCGTGCTTTCATGCTCACGGTAGCCCCTGCCGGTAACTCCAATTCTCCTGAGCTGGCAAACAGCGAGAACTCGAGGTGGCGGCTTCTCCTGTCTCCCTGGCTTATATATATCTTCACCGGCTGCCCGCCCGGAACCGCGTCCAGTTTCACATACTTTCTGTACATCTATTGCCTCTTTCAGTTTGCGGACTTCTTTTCAAGCCCTGATATCTTCCTTTCGAGCTCTGAAATTTTCTTTTTCTGCTCCTGAATCAGTGCCAGCATGCCTGGAATAAGCCGCCTTTCGTCCCAGGATTCTACCTGCCCTTTTTCATCGTGGATCGTGGCGGCCGGGTATATCTCCTCCACATCTTCTGCGATAATGCCCGGGACTGTCTGCCCTTTCATGTCCTCATACTGGAGGCTGTGGCCGTCATTCCACTCGAACTGCACGACTGGCAGTTCGAGGAGCCTGTGCGGATCAAGGGCCGGGGATTCAATGGGGCGGATGCTGTGCTTGTAGCGGCGGGAGGAAGAGGATACAGTTTGGATCGTTGCATCACCGATTTTGCCAATCGGAACAGATGCTGTGCTTGATGATTTTGTAACTTGCAAAATTGCACCGCCCTTTTGCAAGATAACCTTATCGTCATAGTAACCGCCTGAAAAAGTTGTCCTCTCTGCCAGAATACGCGCAAGGTTCGGCGCTTCAATCGCTATCCCTGAGTCGCCGAGATATAAACTAATTTCCGGATCAGTTGCCGAGCCATACTTAAAAGAATCCAGTTCAAAATAGCCAGTTCCATACCTTTTCCGGTATACCACGCCATCTGTTTCCGCCCCAGCA